TCAGCGCCTGTAGATGGATTAAAATATCTAAATTGATATTCAGCACCATATCCTAAAATACGAGCACCTAGCAGAATTGCGTTTTTATCGCACACTAATATGTCATTAAAACTAACTGGTGTTACAATTAATGACTGCATTACTCTGTTAAGTACAGAACCATCTTTAATGTAGTTAGCATTGGTAAGAATATCTTCTTCCTTAGCTGTCATATACTTCATTTCAATTTCACCTGTAGATAATGGTGATTCTTTTGGATACAATAAGCCTTTTGAAGGTAACGAAATCGTTTCGGTAGGCATTTTAAATTCGCTCATATAACATTTTTATTTGTGTATATATAAATATACAAAAAAAAAAGACGTCTGCATAAGCAGACGCCTTAAAGAAAAGAAATATGAAGGGAATTAGAAATTCAATACACAGTAATCCATAGCAATAGTAACTGTTAAGTTAACTGCTGCTTCACTAGACCAATCGTATTCACCAAAGTTTGCAGTTTTTACATATGCACCTTTGATTACCCATTCGCTAACGATGTCACCTACAGGGCCTAATACGTTTAATACTAAATCTTTTTTATAAAAATCAGAATAACCATCACGGCCAGTTACTGATTCGTGAGCCAAACGAGCCCATTCCATTACAGCCTGAGCACCACTTGGAGTGATTGGATCATATAATTCTAAGTTCATGTCTTGCCACTTAACTTTACCTTTTACTTTACGGTAAACGTTGATATGGTCAAGTACAATTTCACCTGCGTCAAACTGAGGAGACGCTGCTTTCTTGATCAAGTATGCTGGAATACCATCTACATACATGATGAAACGGTTTTGCACCTTTGGTTCGAAAGCGGTGAACATTATTTGGTTTGCATCTAATACAGCCATTTTATGTTAAATTTTGTCTATTAATAAATATTATTATTTGTTACCTTTACGCTGGGAATGTTGCTCCGGTTGGTAATACTGTGAAATCTAACACAATAAATTCAGCTGTTTTAGCAGGTTGTAAATAGATTTGACCAATTAATTGATTTCTATCGATTACATCAGGTGTGTTATTAGAATCATCCATTACCACTTTATAAGCATATAAACCTTGACGTTGTACTACTGATTCTAAGTAAGGGTTAGCTATGCTTAAGAATCTGTTTCTTGTAGCTGCTGTATTTTGTTCAAATACTAATGAGCGACCAACTTGACCTAAGAATCCTTTTAATGTGATTAATAAACGACGAACGTTAATTCTATCTAATGAAGTTGCTTTCTTTTGTAATGTCTTTTGACCAAATGCTACAACACCTTCTCCAGGGAATGAAGCTAATGGGTTAATGTTTACATCATATAAAGTATCGCGATCATCTTGAGATAATCTTCTTTCAGCACGTAATACTGATCCAATACCACCACGGTTTAAACCTGCTGGAGCGAACCATTCTGCACCAACTTGATCGTTGAATGCGAATACACCACCCATTACTACTGATGGAGGACACCATACAGCCTTACCTAAGTTAGAACTGAATAATTGTACCCAAGGGTAGTAAGCAGCTCCGTAGCTTGAACCATTAGCAGCAGCAGCTGTAGCAGCAGCTGATACGTTAGCTCCATAAGCTGTAGTATCGATAATTGCCATTGAATCACCTCTTCCTTCACACACGGCAATTACATCATCTGAGATTGAACTTAAAGGACCAGAACCTAATGTAGCACCAGGAACTAATAATAAGTTAAAGCTATAATCATCTTTGTTTGATAATAAAGCTAAAGCAGCTGTATAATCGTTAGCAACAAATCCTTGACACTCACCTGCAGCAGTTGTAACTGCTTCGAAGAATGAACCTGTGATTGAAGTTGCAGCTACACCACCACTGAATGAACCACTACCTGCATTTGGTAAAGATGAACTATATTGAACTGCTTTGTAGTTTCCGTTGTTATCGATTGAATCGATAGTTGCAGTTACAGCTTTAACACGAACATATGAAGAACCACCACCAAAGCTACCTGAAATTTCTACTAAGCCTTTTGAAGCATTGTAAACAGGTTTTGTATCACCTACTACACGAGAAATGAAGTTTGGTTGAGCTGGGTCTAATGATAAGTTAGTAAATGTTTCTAAAACATTCTTGTTGTTTGTGTTGTCATCACCACGACGAACTAATAAGGTAAATGTACCTTTTGTACTGTTGATGTTAGTTATTTCCCAACGTACGTTTTCTGAAGAACCAGAAACTAATGCTCCTGATACTTCTGCACCTCCTGCGTTGTTAGCGATATCACCCCAATGAGTTGATTCTAATACGAAAGAAGCTGTACCTGCAGCTTGAGCAGCTATTGATGAGCTTGCGTAAGTGCTATATGATGTACCGCTGATGATTTTTGTTACTAATAATGAGTTTCCACCATTATTGAAGTATTCTTTAGCAGCTAATGAAGTAAAATATTCATAGTAGTTACTACCACTCTTGAACACATCACCAAAAACTGATAAATATTCACTATAAGATGTCACTAATGTTGGTGCTAAAGGATTACCTTTAACTGTAGGTCCAACAATAGCAGCTCCAACTTCTTGAATACCTCTTTGTACTAAACTCTTATCGTTTTCGCGAGTGAAAACGCCAGGAGAGATAATTTTTTCTGCCATAGTATTTTTTAGTTAAATTGATTTGAATTATTCTGACAATAAATATTCGGAGAAATACGTAACCGCCTAGCCTTATGCTAGGATTTCACCCGTTTGAACATCCAGGGTCCCTTCCCCATATGTTTCACGAACCTTAACAAGAAATTCACTTTGGCGAGTTTCGGCAGATTTTATATCAGCGTATAGCCCTGTTAATTCCTGGTCAATTAATTTTAATTGTTCTTCTAATTCGTGTTTGTTGAATTGTAATTGACCAATTTCGAATACTGTATTTGAATATTGTTCGCGTATTGCAACAAGCTCAGCTAATTCTTGTTCTGTTAATTTTTTACTCATATTATTGTTCCCATTTTTGTTTTGGACAACTATCCTTCATTGGACTAAATACCTTTTTATTTAATGGACATCCACAAGCATTACAGTACCAAAATTTCATTACATCTTGGTGTGTTTTGTGTTCGCAACCATCACATACTGATAAGCGATGTTCTGCTATTAATTTTTGTTCGGGAGTTGGGTTAGCGGCTGCTATCCATGCTTTTCCTATTTCTACTAATTTTAACATATAACTTGATTTAATAAAGAAAAGCCTCTAAAATAGAGGCAATTTCTTCGTTTTATATAGAGAAATTAGTCTTCAACTTTAACCAATTGGAAGAACGTTTGATAATTACCTTCTGTTTCTACATGAGCGAAATCGCTGATGTTGAAAGGCTTGTATTCTAATTCTGTTTCTTGGTTTAACAAGTCATTGTATTCCTTTTGAAATTCAAAGAAATCCTGGTTAGGTTCTGTTTTGAATTTTGGATTACCTTCTTCGTCGACACCATCTTCTTTTCTGATAGATGGAGATAGTTGGTAACCTCCTTGTTCGTCTGTAGAGCCATACTTCATGATTAATTCATCACGAAGTTTGTTAATTGATTCTTTTTCAGAAGTCAATCTTTTGTTTAAATCAGTGATCCAATACTTAGTGATCATATTAAGTTTTTCACTTAATAAACCCTTAGAAATTGCTTCACCTGTTTGTTGGTTTACTAAACCATTAATTTCAGCTTCAAGATTTAAAATCTCGAATAATTTTAGACTAATTTTTTCCATAACTTTCTTTATATATTATTTTGTTTTCTTTGTAGCTTTTTTCTTTGGAGTAGCTTGTTTAACTACTTCTTTAACTTCTTTAGTTGTTTTTTTAGCTTTTTTAATAACTTCATTTTTAGGAGCTACTTCAACAGCTTTTTCAACTACTGTTTCAACTTCAGAAACAATTGGTTCTAATTTTTCAGCTACTGCTTCGATTTGTTCTGTGATAGCAGGAACTTTCTTAGAGATTTTGTAAGCAACATATGCTGCTACGGCAACGATCAATACGATTACTAATAACATAATTAAATTTTTTTGTTCGTATATAAATATATAACAGAATCCAAAAACCGCAATTTTATAAAGAAGAAAGACGAGATTCAACTTCCTGTCTAACGGCACTAAATACTTCTACTGTTGATTCTTCAATAACACCGTTAGTAATATCATCTGCTATTTTATTATAAAAGGGAGCAGGTGCTACAACTCGCATTATACATTCATTAGACTCATTTATTAATATAATAATTTTTTGAGTTTCAGTATCTACTGATAGATACATTTGTTGTTTTCCTTTGTAGTAATTTATCATAATTTTTATTTATTAAATTCAATTAGCCTATACATTCCTCACATCCGTAATAGTAACATGGGTGAGGATATGTATCACAATACCCATAACAATTACAACCATATTGTGGGGAGTATCCACAAGTAGATGAATTATATTCTACTAATGAATCATAAGTTCCACAACTACCATCAGCATATGTATAGTATAAATCATAACCACTCCAACCACCACAATAAGATGTAATAAATGTTCCTGGAGGTTGGCAGTTAGAACAAGCATTTACTGCGGTAATCATACCAGATGAATTAACCGAATATACGTTAGTTCCGTCAGATATCCAACCAGCACTTACAGTAGTTGTTCTTTTTTCATCAGTATACAGATAGCATCCATATCCTAAAGAAGAGCAATTACTAAAAAAACTTATACATTGTGCCATAATTTATTTTATTTTAACATCCTCCTATACTTGTACAACAATCACATCCATTACCATAACTATTAGCAGCAGTACAAACATCGCTTATTGAAACTGAGCTATAACATTGATAATAACTGTATGCTATTACTGACCATGCTTTGATATAATAGTTTGTGTTTGCTTGAACTGTAAAAGTATAACCATGTTCTGTTAAGTTACTAGAATAAGCATGGGGTTTAAATACAGAATAATCATGTATTAAAGTTCCATTAGCAAATACTTGTACAAATCCATATCCATCAGTATCCCAACCATAACTAGATCCATCGGGGTTTACTAATCCAAAGTTAGCTTGAATATAAACATTATTTCCTACTTTAACATAAGAACTCATTTGAGGTGAATATTGTGGGCCACCAAAATAAAGCCAATCTAATCCATTTCCTGGGTCTAGTCTTAATGGAGATCCATTTACATATCCTCCTAAGTCTACATTTAAATAGCCTGGATAGCCCACCTGATCCATTTCAAACAAAATAGAAGATGCTCCTATTGGTGCTATATCACTATATCTTGTAGTATAATTAGGAGAAGGTCCTACATAATTAATACCATTCTCCGTCCAACTACTGTATGGAATGTAAGCTCCTGGGCAACAATCTGCTAATCCACTATATACATAAACTCTGTCTACAACCTCTTTACGAGTTAAACAACGATTAGTAGCAGGAATAGATTGACCTGGTTTTAAACCAAGTAAACCTTCATTTACCATCGCCTGTAACTCGTTTCCAGTTATCTGACCATTACCATTTCTAGCCATTGTTTTTAGATTCTAATTCTTTTATTCTAGCTTCTAATTGTTGAATTGCCTTTATTAATACACCCACTGTTGATGGAACATCCATCGTGTTTTTCTTTGGAGTTGATAATTCTGTTGGAGTATCTTCTGCAATAAAACCAATGTGAGGTACTTTATCTTTATCGTCCTTATAGGTGAATGATACTACATTAACTTTATTTAATAAAATTAAAGCATCACTTTCATAAGGAACTATATTATTCTTTAAATAGCGAGATGAGTTCTGGTAAAAAGCATCTGCATAAATAGTATTTCCACTTACATATACACTTGAATTTGTATAACCACCAGTTGAAGTACCGTTTGAAATTACAATTGCAGTATTATATGCAGGAGAAATAGCACTAAATCCAGATCCAGTGTATCCTTGATATCCTCTATCTCCTTGATTGCCTTTAGCTCCTTGATCGCCTTTAGCTCCTTGATCGCCTTTAGCACCTTGATC